CGGCGACGGCTCAGGCTACGGCTAAATAACTCATGGGGTAGCGACGAGGGGGAGCAAAGGGGAGACGCATGAACGCATTCTACGACTGGCTCTTTTCGGAGCCTGTTTCACGCGTCATCGAAGCGGTTGCACTGATCTGCTCGGTGGCGATCGTTCTTGAACTGATATGGAGGGTCATCGAATGGAGACTTTAGGAGGAACGGGAACGGCGTCAATCCTCGACGGCCTTGCCTGGGAATGGATGAAGTTGAAGGAAGAGGAGTCAGCGGCCCGGGCCCGGAGACTCGAGATCGAAGAACGAATCCTGTGCGGCATGGAAAAGAAGGATGAAGGGACCGTGACGGACAAGACAGAGTTTTTCAGAATCTCGGTCACTTACGGCATGGACCGGAAAACGGACTCGGCCCTGGTGCCGACTCTCCAGATCCCGGACGAGATCCGCGACAAGGTTTTCAGGAAAAAGTACGAAGTGAGCGTGACGGAGCTTCGTAAGGTGATGGACTATCTCCCGGATATCTATGAGGAGATTGCGAAGGCCGTAACGGCCAAGCCTTCGAAGCCGTCTTTTAAAATAGAGGAGCTTAAAAAGTGAAGCTGATTTCGACGAAAGACGCCGCATTAAACGGCGTGAAGCTTCTTGTTTATGGCCCCTCCGGGGCCGGGAAGACCCGGCTCTGCTCCACGACGGGAGAGCCGACCATCATCCTGTCCGCAGAAGCCGGCCTTTTGTCTCTTCGCGATTACGACATTCCTGCCGTCCAGATCCAGAGTATCGACGACATCTATGAGGCCTATGACTATCTGGTGAATTCGGAAGAAGGGAAGGCCTTCAGGTGGATCTGCCTCGACTCGATCTCAGAGATCGGTGAGGTCGTCCTTTCGGCCGGAAAGAAGTCGGCAAAGGATCCGCGCGCGGCCTATGGAGACCTGCAGGAGAAGATGGGAGACCTTCTCCGGGCGTTTCGGGATCTCCCCGGTCGGAATGTCTATTTTTCCGCAAAGCTCGACCGCGTAAAAGACGAGACCACCGGAACTCTCCTTTTCGGACCGAGTATGCCCGGGCAAAAGCTAGGCCCATCAATCCCCTACTTCTTCGATGAGGTTTTTGTATACCGGATGGAACGGGCTGTCGACGGGTCTCTTTCCCGTGCCCTCCAGACATTTGGAGACATCCAGTATAACGCCAAGGACAGGTCAGGCGCTCTAGCCCCCTGGGAAGAGCCGGATCTTGGAAAGATCGCGGCTAAAATCACAGCAAAAATCGGAGGGTGACATGTCATTTTTAGACTTTGATTCAAGCGGCATCGAGCCGAACCAGCCTTTTGAGGCCGTCCCGGCCGGAGACTATGTTGTTCAGGTTGTCTCATCAGAGATAAAGCCGACCGCGGCTGGGACTGGCGAATATCTGAAACTTGAACTCGAAATCCTCGGACCCTCTCACCAGGGCCGGAAGATCTTTGACCAGCTCAACATCAGAAACGAGAGTGCGGAAGCGGAGCGGATCGGCCGGGCACAGTTGTCGGCTGTCTGCCACGCGATCGGACGCCTCCGGATTACGGATTCCACGCAGCTCCATGGTATCCCGATGCAAATCAAGGTAACGGTCGACGACAATCCAAAGTACGGAAAAACGAACAGGGTGAAGGGGTACAAGGCGATTTCCGGGACCCCGACATTTTCCGCAAGCGTTCCGCCCGCGACGCCGCCTCTTGCTATGGCCGGCGCCTCTTCAGATTCTCCGAAACCTGCCGCATCGGCTGTTCCGCCCTGGCAGAGAACGGCCGCGAAATGAAGATTCCGGAACCCATTCACTCCCTCGTGGCCGCACTGGATGCGGCCTACGAGACCCGGTCAGAAGACGGGAGACGTCCGCATCTGGGCGGATCCCTCATCGGGCATCCGTGTCTCCGTCATCTCTGGTACGTTTTCCGCTGGGCAAAAACCCCCAAGTTCGAAGGGCGCATGATCCGGCTCTTTGAAAGCGGCCACCGGGAGGAATCGCGCATGATCCGCGATCTCCGAAACGCCGGCCTCGACGTTTCGGAAGGGCCGGAGCCGGGAAAACAATGGACTTTCAAAGAGTCCGAGAAGACTTTCGGTCATTTCGGATTGTCTCTCGATGGAGCTGTGCTCAAGGTTCCAGAAGCTCCCGAGACCTGGCACGTTCTGGAGTGCAAGACGCACAACACAAAGAGTTTCAAGAAGCTCCAGGACGAGGGAGTGGAGAAATCCAAGCCCGTGCATGCCGCGCAGATGCAGGTCGGAATGCACCTGTCCGGGATGCGACGGGCCCTCTACCTCGCAAAGAACAAGGATACCGACGAATACGAGAGCGAGCGACTCGAGTACAGCAAGAAAAAAGCGGAAGCCCTGGTCGAGAAAGCCGCCCAGGTAGTCCGGGAGGAGTTGCCTCCGGTCGGGATCTCCCGGGACCCCGCGTTCTGGGAGTGCAAGTTCTGCGATCACCATCCCCTCTGTTTCGAGAAGGCTCCCATGGAGAAGAACTGCCGGACGTGCGTCTGTGTGGCCGTTGCGGACGAGGGACGATGGTACTGCCAGAAGTTCGACAAGGTGCTCTCGGACTCTGACCAGAGAGCCGCATGCGATACATGGAAGGCGATCTGATGGATCTCCGTGCTTATCAGAGAGAAGCGGTCGATTCGATTTACGAGTGGTTTGAGAATCAGAGCGGAGACCCGATTCTCGTTCTTCCCACTGGGGCCGGGAAGAGTCCGGTCCAGGCCGAATTTATCCGGGAGGTCCTCGAGAAATGGCCAGACCAGAGGATTCTCTGCCTTGTGCATGTGAAGGAGCTTGTGGAACAGAACCACCGGACGCTTCTTCGGCTTTGGCCAGACGCTCCGGCCGGGATCTATTCCGCCGGCGTCGGAAGGCGAGAGGCAGATCCCCCGATCGTCGTGGCCGGGATCCAGTCCGTCTATAAAAAGGCCGACCTCCTGGGACACCGGGATCTCGTGATTATCGACGAAGTCCACAGGATTCCTCCGGCCGGAGAGGGGATGTATCAGACCCTCTTGACCGGAATGAGGCGCATCAATCCCTCTCTGAGGATGATCGGGCTGACCGCGACCCCTTACCGGATGGGACAGGGATATCTCTGGGATGGGGAGGACGCACTCTTCGACGGCCCCTCCTACCAGATCGATATTCGGACACTTGTCAGGCTCGGTTATCTCTCACCACTTACGACCGCACCCGTTCAGGCCCGAGCGTCTCTCTCCGGGGTCCACAAGCGCCAGGGAGATTTCGTGGAGAGCGAACTCGAGATCGCCATGGATTCGATCACGGAAGAGGCGTGCCGGGAGATTGTCGTCCTTGGCTCGGATCGGTCGAAGTGGCTCGTTTTCTGCGCCGGCGTTAACCATGCCTCTCATGTGGCGGAGACGCTCGCACGACTCGGAGTAACCTGCGCGATGGTGACCGGATCGACTCCAAACGATGAGCGCGACCGGATCGTCGAAGACTTCAAGTCCGGAAAGATCCGGGCCCTCGTGAACGTCCTTGTCCTGACCACCGGATTCGATGTTCCGGATATCGACATGCTGGTTTTCCTTCGCCCCACCATGAGCCCGGGGCTTTTCGTCCAGATGGCGGGACGCGGGACCCGGATCGCGGAGGGCAAAGAAGACTGCCTGATCCTTGACTTCGCGAGAAATCTCGATCGCCATGGGCCCGTCGACCAGATCGGAGCTCCGAGGACAGGGACTGGAGAATGTGGAGAAGCCCCGACAAAGAAGTGCCCCGAGTGTGGAACAACGATGTACGCGGGGGCTACCGAATGTCCGACTTGCGGCCTGTCGATGCCGAGGGATCCGGAGAAGAAGCTTGTCGGGAAGGCCTCGAATGCGAAGGCCCTCACGGATGACAAACCAGAGCGCCGGGAGGTTCATACCGTCTCGATCTCCCTGCACGAGAAAACAGGCAAGCCCCCCTCGATCCGCGTGACCTATCACTGCGGGATCCAGTCGGTAAGCCAATGGATCTGTCCCCTCCACGGAGACTATTCCAGGTACAAGGCGGAGAAGTGGTGGAACCGGATGGTGGTGGACGCTCCAATGCCCGAAGACCTCCATGAAGCGATCCATATCGCCAAATGGAAGATCCGGACGCCTGTTGCGATCTGGACGCGTCTCAATGGACGTTTCGAAGAAATCGTAAGGATAGAGCTTTGAACTGCGCCGATTGTGGACATTTCGATGGATCCCACTGTTCCGTCTGGGGAGAAGTCGTTCCGGAAGACCATCGGAGCTCCGGCTGCGATCGCGGAGAAAGGCACGCAACTTTCGTGATCAGAAAATTATGGGAAGCAAAGAATTTCCAGGAACTGGTCGACGTCACCTGGGGAATCGATCCGACCAGGTTAACGCCCGACGAATCCGATTCCGCCTGGGCGGCCTATGTGTCCAGGGCGGC